GATCATAGTTATTTAAGAAAGATAATTACCAGCACAAAGGACCGCCGATAGGCGGACAGTAACAAGAGCTTCCGCGCAAGCGGATAACAAAACAATGACTAGGAAGAACGCAAAATGATCCAAGATACCACCGCCACCAGCACACCGACCACCCAACAAACGCATAACACAAGCGATCCTCAAGAGCCGGAAATCCCAGAAACTACTGAAAAACCTCCGAAATACTACCCAAAGACACTAGAGGCAATACAATTAGTCAACGCTGGGGTGAGTCCAGAGATGGCACTCAGGTTTTCAAACCAAAAAGATAACATCAGGCCAGAAACGGTATCAAGATTTAAACAAAAACTCAAAAAATATACACTTACGCATCCTAAGCTCGTTAAGTTGGCGCACAACGCCGTCCAGGATTGCCTCACTGACCAGCCGATCATCAGTAAGCGCACCGACCGGCAAGGGAACGAAATTATTGAAGAAAATACCCCAACGTGGGCGAACAAGATCGCAGCAGCCTCAATGGTGTATGATCGGGCGGAGCCGGTCAAGCAGCCTGAGGTACACGGAGGCGGCCTGACGGTCAACGTCATCCCCATCGCAGCGCAGGAGATCATCGAGCGGATGATGCGGTGGAAAAATCGGCAGGTGGAGGAAGTAGAGCGTAAGGCCGTGGAGGAAGCCACTTCAAGTTAACATAATACTAGGATAAATATACTCCACCATGTAAGGTATTGAAAATACAGGAAAACGGTGTTAACATAATATGGGTTATCAGACATTGATGTAAAATAAGGGGCGATAGTGGATGGGGGAGCCTGACGGGGCTGGTCAAGTTTTTGGTGTGGGGAGTGAGTGAGGATTGTCCTGGAAACCCAGGAAAAGTTGTCCCCCGTGGCAGAGAAAAAACGGGGTATTGAAATCCCACTAGATCAAACCTCTCGCCAGCTTGTCGCATAATTTTTTAGAAAGTCAGTTTATGGACAGAGTAACAGCGCATAAGACCTATGTTAAAGCTATTGAGGCTTGCCCTGATGCGGAGAGTAAGCGCCTTGTGATGCGTAAGCTCTGTCAGGAAGATTTGTTCTACCTGTTGGTTTATGGGTGTGGGCGGTTGGATGCTGATCGGGACTGGATTTATGATTGTTGCAGAGAGGTTGAGTTAAGTCCTGATAATCATATAGATTTATGGGCAAGATTTCATTACAAGAGTTCAATCCAGACTTCTGCCAAGACCATACAGGACATTTTGAATCACCCGGATTGGACGTTTGGGATATTCTCTCATACAAGACCAATCGCCAAGGGTTTCTTGCGGCAGATTAAGAGGGAGTTTGAGGGAAATGAGTTTTTGAAGTGGTTGTTTCCTGATATTTTGTATGCCCGTCCCGATCAGGAGAGTCCAAAGTGGGCGGAGGATGACGGTTTAATTGTGAGGAGAAGTTCCAACCCAAAAGAGTCGACGATTGAAGCGTGGGGTCTTGTGGATGGTCAGCCGACTTCACGGCATTTCGATGTAATGATTTACGATGATGTTGTTACGTTGGAGTCCGTTTCTACTCCTGAAATGATAAACAAGACCACGAAGGCGTGGGAGATTTCTTTAAATCTTTTATCCGAGAAGGGTGTTTCGAGATATGTTGGAACGCGATACCATTTCTCGGATACCTATAAGACAATTATCGAGCGCGAGGCCGCGATTCCCCGTATTCACACCGCTACGGACGATGGGACATTTTCTGGCAATCCTGTTTTAGTTACCAGGCAGAAATTAGCCGACTTGATTAAGCGGATGGGTTCTTTTACCGCTTCTTGTCAGTTATTTTTAGACCCGTTGATGGATGATGTTCAGAGGTTTGACCCTAAGTGGGTTCGATATTGGACAGAAGCTGATGCTTCGAGGATGAACATTTATCTCCTTGTTGACCCCGCCAATGACAAGAAAAAGAAGTCGGACTACACGGCTATGTTTGTCGTGGGAGTGGATGAAAAGGACGACTACTACATTCTGGATATGGTGCGTGACCGCCTGAATCTTACCGAGCGTGCGGATAAGTTGTTTGAGCTTCATAAACAGTGGAAGCCTATTCGGGTTGGTTACGAGAAATACGGGATGCAAGCCGATATTGAGCATTTCAAGGATAAGATGGAGCAGGACAGCTATTACTTTGGCATTGAGGCTTTGGGAGGGAATACAGCTAAGTTCGACCGGATCAGGAGACTGGTTCCTTTGTTTGAGTCTGGACGGATATTCTTACCGAAAGTTTTTGTGAAGAAAACTTATGAGGGCGTTAATCAGGATTTAGTCAGTGCTTTTGTGGATCAGGAATATAAATCTTTCCCTTTCGGGGCGCACGACGACATGATGGACTGTCTGGCTCGGATTACCGACGAAAAGATGGCCGTCTTTCCTACCAGGTATGATGAATTTAAACTAAAGCCTCTTTCCACCATCATTATTGACGCATTGGACAAGAAGCAACCTGACGAGGAATTTGGGGATTATGTTGCGTCGGAGACAGACGCATTTGAGAAAGCTATGGGATATGGCCATAGAGACATGGGGTTGATTTATGACAGGGTGTGAACTTTACGCTTTAATGGGCGCCTTATTTGCGGCGGTATTTATCTATTTTGGTTTTAGGCTTGGGAGAAATGCTGTTGGTCAACCCGGAAAGCAGTTTGAAGTAGGGAAAATGCCACTATCAGAGCATGACCCTTATCAGGAAGCTCTTGAGAAACCAGACGAAGTGATAAAGGATCGGGAATGAAAGTAATTTGTGAAATCTGTAATGAGGTTATCGCACAGGTCGAACCGGGTAGTGTGACTGTCCCTATGTTTGGGAAGATGTTCAAGACACCGGATTCTTTCCATGGCTATGACCCTCCATTTCTTCCTGACACTGAATGGGAAGATATGCGGTGTGGATACTGCAACCAAAGGCCTTTTACCGAAAGGGATGGATTTTTGACTGACGAGGGGTATATCAAAATAGAACCGAAAGTTGTCGAAACTGACGTGATTCTTTCGTCTGTACCGGAAGATTTCGAAGTAAAAACGGACAATGTGCAAGCAGAATTTACACTGCCTGAATACAAATGCGAGGTATGCGGAAAAGTATGTAAAGGCAAGGGTGGTTTTGGTTCACACATGAGAACGCACAAGGAGCAACATGGCTGAAGAGAAAATATCCTACGAAGTGTTACCGGCGGAAGGCGACAAAGATGTTGGCTTAAAGGTGTATTCTATTCTGAAGACCATTATTGACGACAAAGAAACGCTGGGTTTAATCAAACGCTGGAATCGGAATTATGAGCTGAAGCGGGGCAAACATTGGCGCAACAAGACCAAGGCCGGTGTGCCTTTAATTACGGCCAACTTAATTCATAAACACAGAATGAACACCATCAACCTTTTGACGGATAACAGTCCAATTTTCAATGTGGCGAAAATCAACGATTCAGAAGAAATTGATCAGGAACTTTACGAGAATTTACAGCGAACCGCTGAACACTGGTGGAATGAGCAGGAACAGCAGGACATATTTGACTCATCAGTCAACAATGGAGAGGATTATGGAATAGCTGTTGAAAAGGTTGTTTTTGACCCTGATCTTGAGGAGGGCGGCGAGGTTGAAACCATTATAGTTGACCCATTTCATTTTGGTGTTTATCCAGTGAACTGGACAAACCCGCGTTATTTACAGAAAAGCCTTGCCGTCCTTCATTATTATCCCATTTCTTTAAATGAGGCCAGAAGAAGATGGCCAGACAAAGCCGGTGAAATCAAGTCAGACGGAGATATTTTAAAGGAACTTGGAGACGAACGAAAAGAAATAAACACGCAGGAGGCAGGGAAGGGTGGTATTTTAACCACCTATGCCTCAACCGCATACAATATCATCAACTTCTTTAAGGGTGCAAGGGACACTTCTGATGACGAAGAGGTATTGCTTGTTGAGGCCTGGGTAAGAGACTACCGGACAGTCACAGACAAAACAGAAGAACAACATGTTGATGAAATGGGGAATATTGCGGTTGTTGTCAACGAAGTCACCCGCCCAAAATATCCTGGTTATATCAGAAGGGTCACGGTTTGTAATTCAGGGCAGTTGGTATTAGAGGATACCACTAATCCAAATATAAATCCATCTATGCCGGAAGAACAGGCCATGCGGACGTATCTTTGGGACAAATTTCCTTTTGCCGCCGCAAACTCCATTAAGGACACGGCAAGCGGATGGGGGCATTCTGATATTGAGCAACTGGAAGATTTGAACATTGAATTTAACAAGGCTCTTTCGCAGCTAGTTCTTATTAAAGATAAGGTCAGCCGGTTAAAACTTATCAATCCAAAAACCTCCGGTGTTCCGAACGATGCTCTTACAAACTTCCCGGGCATTCTGAATCCCGTCAATGCACAAGAGGGGAATGGGATTCACTATCTTGACTACCCAAGAGTTCCGGCAGATTTACAGAACGCTATTTCGCTCTTTAAAGACATGTTCTTTCTGGTATCCGGTTCGTTTGACTTGGACATGGCCAGAGAACCCGGCAGGGCGGTATTGGCCTACAAAGCAATCGCAGCACTTTTAGAACGTGTCAATACTATGATGCGCGGGAAGGTGCGTTCTTACTCCCGTCTTATCAGGGAACGAGGACGAATGTATTTGTCTATGGTGCAGAACTTCTACACAGAAGACAGATGGATTACTTATAAAGACCCAGAGGGCAACGACGCTTATAGAAAAGTCAACGGGCAGGATTTTCGTATCCCGTTTAAACTAACCGTTGTCACCGGATCAACAATGCCCGTATCCAAGGTTCAGCTTCGGGAAGAAGCTGTGGCCTTGTTTGAGAAGGGGGCAATAGACCAAGAGGAACTTCTTGACCATTTAGAATGGTCAGGACGCTCTACGGTGGTCAGGAGAATGAAACAAGGCGTTATCGGCCAACTTACCGAGAAAATGGGTGCCCTGGGGATGCCTGAACCGTTTGCCGAATACATGAATGTTTTAATTGGTATGAAAGACAATGACTTCAAGAGAGCCATTAGAGACGGGCAGATACCCAAGTTTGATGAAGTGATTAAAGCTGTCCAGGATGGCGAGGAACCGCCAGACCCGAAGGAAGAAACCGACATCATGTTGAAACAGGCGGAGACTAAGGCAAAAATGGCCGAGGCCGGACGGCTGGACGCCGAAGCTGAATTGGCCGCACAGAAAGCCATTACCGAACAAATTAAACAGCAAGTTCAAATGGCCGGCGTGGAATATGACAACGAGCAGTTGAAGATAGACCGTGCCAAAGTTGTTGCCGATATTAAGAAAGGTGAAAGAGAAAACCGAGAATTTGGCAACCGGATTAAACAAGAACGAGGCATGAAATCTAACAACAAGGGAGAAGAGTGAATGCCAACACCTGACGCCAACGAGACAGAAAAAGACTTTGTATCAAGATGTATTCCCGTCGTTCTGGAAGAAGGAACCGCCAAAGACAACAAGCAGGCGGCGGCGATTTGTTATTCCATGTTTCGCCAATACAACAAAACCAAAGGCGGAATGTATGAACAATATCAGAAAGAGAGGAACAGCCGATAATGATTCTTTCCGATTTTTCATGCCCTAAATGCAATAAAATAACAGAATACTTTGTTGACGCCCAACAGAAAACCGTCAAATGCAAATGCGGTGGCAAGGCGAAAAAAATAATCTCATTGCCGGGGGTATATATGAACCCGGAATCACCCGCTTGGATGGCCAGTGTTCTTGAAATAGTGGATAAAGAGAATAAAGCTCCTCATGTTCAGGAGTTTTTAAAACATCCGACAAGGGACAATTACAAACGATGGATGAAAGAAGAAAAAATCAGTCCCGTTGACTGGACTGAACATGGCGCGCCACCGACATACAGGGAACCTCCTGCGATGGATATAGAT